ATTGTTGATAAATTTATATCCGATCTTTCCTGCGACGATGTTCTTTGAATGTCCTCTAGATTTATATTTTTTCTGGCGGTCAATTCTGCAATAGCTCTTCTTTTTTGAGCTGCGGCTGCTTCGCTGGCTTTCCTTTGTGATATCCCACCTAGAATTGAGCCTCCCGCGCTTGCTGCGGTAGATGCTACTAATGATAGTGTTAATGGATCAAGCATTATTCACCTTCGTATGTTACGCCTCTAAAAGAAATAGAAGATATGTTTAGAGGTTGTCCGTTAACCGACTGTACTATACAGTCTACAGTATAATCCGGATTGTTTGAAAATTCCACAGTTTCGTTGCTATCCGATATTTGGCCTATGCTCTTCAGGTACATTTTTCCATTAGTTGAACCTAAATAGTATGAACCTGATGCTATTGCGTGTACCGTTGCTGTGTCAATTCTTTTAATTAGACCTGTTGCTGAACCGTACTTAGACCCAATATTTATAGGGCATGATCTAATTTTGCTAGTATATGGTATACCATAGATTATAGAATCTCCTGATGAGTTATCTATATTGAAGTTTCCATTTGCGTCTACTTCTGTTTCTCCATAAACTCCATTTAAATAGTATCCTATAGTACCTTTATTTGCATGGATAAGAGATGTAAATGAAGAAGACCCTGTTCCGGTTGTTACCTTTGCTAAGTCTAATAAATGTACTTCTTCTATTTTAGATGGATCAAATATGTAAAAGTCTGTTGCAGAGAAAGCCATGTGTACCAATAAGTACGCACCAGCTCCCATATCCGCAATTATGTAAGCACTACTTCCATCATCTCCATACAGTCCTCCTTTGTCTAATACTACAAAGTCCTGAATACTAAACGGAAATGTTAAGTCAAAAAATGCTGCCGTTTGTGTTTGTTGGTTAACAGTTACCCCATGTAATTTTTTATCAGACGTTAAAAATAATAGACAGGAGTTTTCTTCACACCACTGAATTTTACTAATGCCTTCGTATTCTCTATTTAGCGCTGATAGAGATATATCCTCACTCTCTGAAAATTTATCGTTTGTTGAAATGTATCGTATCTCTGTTTTGTTGTTTGCCACGTAAAATATTTTTTGATCACCTTCGCATGTTTGAACTGGAGAGCTTTGGTATGAAGATACTTTAGAGGCTTCCATATTTGCAGCTGCGAATACATTATTTGTAAAAGATACTTGATGCTCACCTACGTTAGTTCCAAAATGTAGGAATTTTCTACCTCTGATAAATCTAATATCTCCTAGAACAGACTCATTAAAAGATGCAGCTATTCCTTTATCTGATACTGAGCTTCCGAAGAATAGTAGTCCTGAAAAATCTGTAGTTAAATCCTGTGATAGTACTACTTGAAATGTATTTTGAAATGAGTATGGGTTGTTTGAATTAACAGCTGTAGCCCAAAAAGAATTGGGAGCTATTTCTGTTGCTCCAAATACAACTCTTCCTTTATATGCAGTAACCGATTTTGGAAATCCTCTTGGTCCTCCCCAGCTAGATATAGCCCATTTTGAAGTTGAGAAGTTTCCAGCTGTAGATTCTACTGAGCATATTACCCAAAATTTAACATCTGGGTACGCATATGTGGCATCATATCCAACTATTGTATATAGACCATCTTGGTTGCTTGCGTTTGTAAGCTGTATGGTTGCACCAATGTATGTGTTCATGTCAGATGTAAAAAATCCATTGAAGTTTGTTATGACAATACTCCTAAACATTCTCTTATCTGAAACACCTCCCATAGTAACTATTTTACCGGATGTATAAGATCCTGTTAAAGTAGTGTGGGTTGCAGTAGAAAGTGAGTTTGTACTTACACCTGAAACCGGATTACACAAACTTCCAATAGGTAGCGTGGACCCTCCAAATAGTTCGTATAAGGCGCTTCTAGTGTATAAGTCTTTGTCTATTGTCCAAGGATAGACTAAGAACGATACCTCTCCTGAGCTTAGTATTAGATCTACTATAAATGGCATCTTTGTTCCACTTGTATGTACGAATACTAGCTTTCTAGATAATTGGCATGTTTGCCATTCATTAGAAGGTAATTTTGAATATGGAGATTCTATAGAAGAATTAAATGCTGAGTATGATGTGTCTATATATGGATGTAATTCCGCAGATAACATAGTGTGTACTTTGTACTCTACGTTTCCACTAAAAACTCTTACTAATTTAGATGTATTTGTCAGTGATCCTCTTGTAGTAGTCTCGAATATGTTTGAGTTTGTGTTCTCTAGCATTACAACGTATGAGTGTTTTTTTGAGTACTTTAACTCATACAGATTACCTATGCTCGGTAAAGAGTGAGAAGATAATATTGTTGTACCTAGTCTTGTTTTAGATCCTCCGGAAGGCAAAACAATTGCATTGTCCATTTCTAATGCGGAGTCTTTTAGTGCATCTATATCCTGCCTAAAAGCTAGTTTCTTTGATATTTTTCCAGTTCTAAAACTATTTATTATAGATGTGAATTTGCTCATATTCTAGTTCCTAGAGTAGTATCCTCTGGATAGCGAGAGTCAGGTGTTCCCTCTTGGGAATTCATTGATCTGGCTTTTCTTAAATATCTCTCGGCTTCTTGTGTTATCTGAGCCTGTAATGAAGCCGATTGTACCATTACGTATGATATGTCTTCTGCTAGTTTTAAGTATAATGCTTTTATAAAGCTTCCGCTAAATTTAGATGGTAAAACATCGTTTGATATATACTTTATTTTAATTGATGTTGTTTGGTTTGTTACGATGAAATCACCCTCTACCCTGTATGGCACTTTATCTTCTAATTCTAATACTCTTATACAGTCAGTTGGTTTTTCATATGCTTTTGCATATCCAAACAAAGGGGTATCTGATTCTTCTAATGTGGTTCTTTTTACGCAGAAATTCCAAGGAGAGTCATTTAAAAGTTCTGCTAGTGTTAGGTCGTATTGAGTTGATACTATGTTAGCTCTTTTAGAAGAGTCGTCTAGTGAAGAGATTGATTCTGCTCCACATCTAAATAGAGCAGAGTTGCAAATAGTAAGCTTGTCCATAATTCCTCACAAAAAGAGGGGCTTTCGCCCCTCGGTGCATATTGAGATTTTACATCTAAGCTAAAGAATAATCAAATTAAACTACAGAGTAAAGAACCCATGCTTTTGCAGGAAAAGAAGGTGCTGCACCTAAAGTAACTAGTACTTCTGTTTCAGCAGAGATCGCTTCTCCAACAGCTACGTTAAATGCTGGACTATCGCAGTTAACGCTTTCAATTGCTAGAACTCTTGATCCTTTTGGTAGTTTTCCGATGTGTAAAACATCAGCACCAGCTCCAGCGGCAACAAGGTCGAAAAGAACTTTTACAGCCCCTCCGTATTCTCCTGCTTTAGCTTGTTCAGCTGGATTGTTGATAAATGCCTTAGTATAGTTTTCGCCGTAAATATTAGCCATTTTATTCTCCTAATTGAAAGGGGCTTTCGCCCCTATTATTAAATTTCTGATGTAATAACTTCCATTACACATTTTTCTTCTAAGCGAGTCGCTCCGATAGACATCTTAGAGAAAATTTGGATAACGTCACCTTTAGTAGGTAATCTATCAACCATAGAAGTCATATCTTCTGCTTTTACAATTAGAAGACCTTGTTTTACGAAAGCTACGCAACGACGACCTTTTGCAGCGGTAACTGTACCAGTTCCAGCTCCGTAAGCTCCGTTTGTAACTGTATAAGTTACGTTTGCAGCTGGTCTTTCAACTAGTTCGGTTCTTACGAATCTGATTCCCATGAAAGAATCTACCGCTCCAGCAACAAGTGCTTTTACAGTGTTCCAGTCAGCAGAAGTAACTTCTTTTTCGTTTAATAAAGAGTCAATTTCCTCAGCTGTAACGATTAGAACGATTTCACCCTCTACTTCGTTTTGAGCAAATTTTTTCTTGATAGCTCTTAATGTTTTTACGTTAAGACCTACACCTGAGATAGTTGTACCATCAAAAGCTACTAATTTTTGAGAAGTAGGAAGTACTACTGGAGTAGCTCCTTCTTTCCCTGAATAAGAAGTTCCAAGTGCAGCTGCTAGGATGATACGATCTTTTTTTCTACCAAATGAGTTAGCGAAAGCTTGAGCAATTGGAGATTGTGGATCATGGATCATTTTTAGTTTATCTAAGTGGTCTACGTATTCAGCTTTTTCGTAGTTTTTGAATGTACACATTCTTCTTCCGCGATTTGTTTCGCCTGGAACTACGTCAGCGTATTTGTTAACTCTTTCTGTTGGTTCGTCTGCTTGGTCATAGTAATCCCAGAAAGCTTTTTCAGATTTTTGAACTTCTGATCTTACTAAAGATTCTAGGCGAGATCCTTTTTGTTGTGATAAGTGCCATACGTTTGCGTTAAACGCGTTTACATAATGAACAGGAACGATTGAAGTATCCATTTAATTCTCCTTAAAAAGTTTATAGATTCAGTTTATTTTCTAAGATTATCCGTTAAGGGTCTTAAATTCGTACTTTTTGTTGGGGGTCGATGACTTATCCCAAGTACAGTATTAGGATAAGCCACCGATAGCCTTGAGTCAATACTAGTTAGCTAAAATTTCTTGGTATTTTAGCATGTTATCTAGGTACTCTTTGTGTTGAGCATGGTCTTTATTGTAATAAGGGCTATTTAAATCTCCGTAGATAGCGTTAATTTTAGACTTAGCTTCCTCTTTTGTCATCCCAAATGTTGTAGTTGTTCCTGGTTTAAACGAGTCTTCATTCAACATCTTCTCTCCGATCTTTGCCATTAATCTTAGAAATTGACCATTGTTGGCAAGTTCTGAATTTGTAATGTCTTTATGAAGTTCTTCTCCTCCAAAGTGTTTTACAACTCTATTGGCTCTATGGATTTGCTTTTCGAATCCCTCTCCCCATTCTTTTCTAAGCGCTGACTCTGTAGCTTTTATTTCATTTACTACATCGGCTTCGTATTCTTTTACAATGTCATTATTGTACCCGTCGAATAGTTTTGTAATTTCGCTGAGCTGGTCTGGTTTAATGTTTAGCTCATATGCTTTGGTAGTGAGTGTTTTTCTAAACTGTTCGTTGTCGAAAGATTGTGGGATTTCTGGTTTATAATCGTCAAATTTTTCAGGGAGACCGGCTTTTACAAAATAGTTTCTCCATTCTTCTGCTGATGAGTTTTTATTTGGGACAATTACCTTGTCGGCACCAACCATTTTCTGAGCGTGGTGATACCCTTTTACAATATCATCTACGGATTTAATTGATTGGAACATTGGCGCTTTAAGAATCTCTTGATCTACGCTTAAACCTTTAGCCCATTCTGGAGCTGTCCATGAATCTTGAGTGGTTGTGTTGGTTGTTTCTTGAGATTGAGTTTGTTCGTTCGCTTGTGATAGTAAGCTAGTATCCATGATGTCTCCTCGATTGTCCCTTTGTGGGATCGTTGTTAAATTTCCTTAAATTTTTTATCTAATTCGTATGGGTCTATTTCTAAAGTTTTAAGAATCCTAAGTACTACACTTCTTTCCCCTTCTTT